GCTTTTGTTTCCTTTGTATATACCCACTCTCATGCGCGGCCAATTTTTGGGGGGCCCTTATGTCACTTATGTGTTAGGCTAAGGAATGCCTCGTTCTTACCCAACAAGAAAGCTGAAGCACTACCGGAGATGCGCTTGGACGCTGTTATTGCGAGAGCCGACTTTTGATAGGACGCACTTGAATGAGACCCAACGGGCATTGCCAAAGGAGCGCGTGAAGCTGGATGACCTGCTCCATTCACTCGGGCTCTACCCTCCGTTCCGGAGCGCGTTCTATGATGATCCTTCTTATTGTTTCTACTATAAACAGGCGGAGCAGAACCAGACTCGGATAAGACAGCGAGTATCCAACTGTATTCCGTTCGCCCAAAGTGTGTTCCAGTACGATACAATGGGCATAAGTCCAACGGATTGGCCCGTTAGTTCATATGAGGCGTTCAACCTAGAGAATCCGCCGACACCTTACGAGGTGGCGAAGTTCACGCTCGGGGCGTACCCAAGGGCGACGTCCCTCATTGGAGACTCCCGTTTTGACCTCTCTTGGGTGCCCAAAGGAGGGAACCGATTCTGGCAGAGGGCGAGTGGAATCAATCCTCTCTATATGAGCGCGTTCAGATGGTGGCTACTCGGGGTATCAGCAGAAGGGATTCAGGCTGCATTGCCCGAGGTAGAGTTCGAGGAGATGATGGTAGAGGTTATTCAGGGATTGATGAACTTGACTCGGTTTGCCTTGTGGGCCTTAAGCCCTAATTTGATGCCCGTTATACGAGACCGGAAAACAGCATCCGCGTTTCTACTACCTTGGGCCGGAAAGGAGAAGGTGAAGAGGAGAGAAGTATTCAAGTCGACGCACGTCCAGACTCTCCTCGCTTTGGGCAGATGCCCGAATCCTATTGATCGGATCTACTGGGGAGGGCCGACTCTATCTCCTACGTTTCGGAACCTCGCGGAAAAGAAACTCGCGGACGATTTAAGTCCCCCCGCTGTTCGGTCTTCCGGGAAACACGCTCGCCGAGGGATGTGGTGGGTCTTAGAGGGCAGGCAGAAATACCCAAATCTTCAAGTAAGAAAGAAACACTTAGATGAAGCGGAGCGCACAGTGTATTATTACTAGGAGAGTAAACCCCACAAGGGAGGAAAAGTGAATAAGAAGCGCGGTAGAAATGTACGAGAGATCTCCAAGCAACTCGATAACTTACCTTCTAGGGCTAACGGGGCGGATTTGCAACTAACCAAAAGCCAGGTTGAAACTGGGTTATCAAAGATGCGAACAGATCCAGAGGAGAACAAAAGTCTACTATCTGTGGATGCACTGCAAGCTCTTGCGTTCGAAGCGACTACTAAAGAGGAGAGCCTGCCTGCTACCTTCCTCCAAACTGCCGCGCCTCATCTTCACTCAACTCAGGGTATTGTAGATTTCGCGACCACTGTTTGTCTCTCTGTGGCCCGAGGCGAGATCAAAATAAACCAGTCGGCGGAACTACGCAAGTGGGCAGAACTGATGTATACATGTAACTTAGCGGGAAAACCCCAATCAGGATCTACCCAAGTCAACTATGTCCAACAGCTAATACAGTTAGCGGGAGGCGCTGAGGCAGTAAAGCCCGAGGTGGTTGAAGTAAGGGAAGCGATCCTAGATAAAAAAGTTGTAGGAGAGTAGGATGACCGAAATCAGAAAGTGGCTCGATGAGTACGAGGATATGGCAGGGCCCATCCCCCGACAGGGCGCAGACCGTAGTCACCGCCAAAACATCATGACCGCAATCCTAGAGGACTTCTCAGACCAACTTCGCGGACTTCGGCTTAAGACGATTAGTGAGATCCTTGAAGACTTCCCTCCGGATTCTATAAAGGGAGTAGCGGCCACTCTGGGCCTGTCTCCCATGCAGTCTATCCCATCTGAGAGATGGGGAATCTACGCGAGAGACCTAATAAGAAATACATTAGGGGAGGTGAGTGATGGGGGCTTCCGTCTCGCCAATCGACTGATGGGGGTGTTCCAGGTTGCTCCTAACGAACTGGAAGGGTTCGCTCAATGGACGAGGAAAAACTTTCCAGAGGTTTTAGAGCTTCCCGCGATGCGGGCTTCTACCAACTTATTCCCCGAAGTGACTCCATTCGAGCAGAGGATAGAAGGGATCCGAGAGAGGTCTAATAAGCCCAGAGCAGAGGGGGGCTTCTTTAATGATCCAAAGAGCATACTAGAGCACACTGACTTTACTCAAAATATTCCGGCAGACGAGCTTTGGGGCCAACAAGATCTCCTCCGCTCACAGGTAGAGTATTCGAATGAGGTCACGAACGCTTGGGCCCAACACGCCGACCCGAGTGCTGTGAGGTCAAATCGCTATATCCACTGGATGAGCGACCCTGACGGCGGGAATGAAGAGTTCCTCCGACGGGGCCTCCAAGGAATACAGCAGGGAGAGATCAATGCGATGGTCTACCCCGAGGGGGCCCCCCTAAATCTATTCGAGGGATCGCCTTTCGCGAGAAGCGGGTTTGGAATTATCGTAGAAGGGGATGTCCGATATATCTCTAATGAAGACGCATTCTCTTTCCCCACGGGGAGCGATCATTCGAGACAACGCACGGGCCTTTCGGGAGATCGAAGATATCTCCCAAGTAGTCGCTATGCAACGACCCGCCACCTCGCTTTGACTGCCGCCGACGCAGTACACAGATCTGGAAACATGAATGAGGCTTCTATTGGGAATTTTCGGATAAAAGCTTTTGTGCTGCCATCCCCTCACCCACGCTCATCGCAGCGCATAAAAAGGCTGACACAAGAACTCCAAAGTCGGTTTGGGGAGGATGTCCCTCTTGTACAGATTAACGCCGATGATCCAAGCCGGGTAGTACCCGCATACGAAAGGACAGACTTCGGAAAGCCCGTCGTCCGTCGAGTGGGAGACCCGCGAACCCCACAAGACAGAGCCAGGGCTAAGACCAACCGTGCTCGATTGGCCACGGCACAAGAGGCTTCCACGGGGTCTTCCCAAATTGCGCCACTCGCGACGGGCCCAGAAGAAGGCTTGGGAGGACAGAAGAAACTCTTCCTCCCTCACGAGGCTCCCTATCGAGAGCCCCCACCCCCCCTTACCTCTTCCTACTCTCCTTCCGTCATCGCCGCCCTCGATGAAAAAGATGAGGCAATGAGAAATGCCCAACATCCTGATCAGTTACGTTTGCCCCTCGACGAGGCGGCGCAGAGAGCTAACGACCCCTCTACCCGAAGGGTTTTTGGGTGGACTGCCGCTGATGTTATTGATGTCTATGACGACAAACTCTCCCCCGTGGAGAAAAAGAACCTCATGGAAGCCTGGTCTAGCGGGACTCGAGAAGATATCGCACGGGCACTGCGGTCGGCCGACATCCAAGATTGGGAAGACACGATGTTTTGGGAGGACGCCCCATCGTTGGGAGAGAAGATAGCTGATGGAACCACCCACAGCCGGCTAGACAACAGAGTTCCCCACGGGAGCACAAGCGGAACGACTCCTCTGGAGGATCGTCAGCGAATTCCCCGAAACGCAGCGGGGCAAGGCGAACTATGGCGAAACTATACCCACACTCCACAAGGGCCTCCCATAGCCCCCACAACAGGACGAGTGTCCTCGCCAGAAACTCCCGATCCCAACCAACTAGACCTCTTCCCAGAGGAAGCTGAAGCTCGAAGGGAATTTGAGGATATCCTAAATGGTGTCGTAGGTAAGGAGGTTGATGATGAGAGGCGTCGGCTGATAGCAGAGGGGATTGATCCACACCATCTCGAGCCTGATCTGGCCACGTTCAGGCACAACCAGAGAGAATTATATAGGGCAAGATTCAACGAAGAGCTTGCAGAGAAAAGGGCGGCAGAAAGGGAAGCAGAAGGACTCATAAGGAGAGATGCCGCAGCAGCCAGAAGACAAGAAGCGGCGAATAGGGCATTACGAAATGCCACCCAACAAAACCTCTTTGCTCCCGGAGAAGCGGGAGGAGCGTTCGGCCCGAGAAACCCCCAAGAACAGGGGTCATCGCGGATGCCTTCTGACGCTCCCGGGGATTTTATTCCTCCGGGCAGTAGGAGAAGGAATCTCGCGACGGAGACACAAGTCAGGGAATTGAGCCCCCAAGAATCCGCAAACCTCCGCGCAGAAGCCACCCAAGCCCACAGGGCAGGCAATTGGCAGAAAGCTTGGAGAGCGTTGGGGATTCTAGGTGACGTCGCGTTCGCCGCACAACTCGGATACAACATTCATGATCAAGGAAGTGTAGGAAGAGGCCTCATGGAAACGGGGGCCCAAGAAGTCGAGGGAATGGGTACTGTCCTTCGGGCCCCTGCTACGGGAGCGGAGATGCTTACTGGCCAACGCCCCGAAATGGGAACAGGACTAGGTAACCTTTCCGCGCTCGGAGACGCAGCTATCTCCTCTGTCGGGGCGCACCGGAGAGAGCAGGCGAGGGCGGCGAACCGAGGATTCGCAGAAAGAGATTATCAGTCTCGCATAGATGCTGGACTAGATCCGCAAGAGTCGAGATCGGCTGCGCAAGCAGCGACAGCAAGAAGAGCAGAATCATTGCAACGAGGAGGAACTCCTGTTAGCATGGAACCTAGGGCCGTTCCCGGACGAAGCGTTCTTGATGCTATGAATGCAGGGAATCAAACAACGAGCCTTCCAGACCGAGAAACTCTACTCAGGAATCTAGGAATAAGGAGACAGTAATGGCAGACATAGGACTAATGGGAAGGATGAGGAATCAGGCGGCCCACAATGCCATGAGGAAAAACGACCTTCAAAAGCTACTCTCAATCCAGCCGGGCTCTGCGGAGTGGGAAACCCTCTCCCAAGAAGAGAAAGACCAAGTTTGGGCTTCCCGTCCTGTGAGTGAAGGGCCCCCTGATGTCGCCTCTACTCCGCAATCCCCGGGCTCGCGTCCCGGAGTCGTCCACCTTGAGCCCGAACGCTGGGATCCAGGCCAGCCCGCAGTCACTCCTGATGATGTTCGAATGGAAAGAGAGGCCGAAGCAAGAGATAAGGCTTTCTCTTCCGGCAACATTCCAAGGGAAGCAGACGAAGCTACACCGAGGCGCTAGAGAATGACGGGGGCAAAGATAAATCCTTGGGTACCTGGAGAGGAGTATCCCCAGAATGTAACCCTACCCGGGCAATCCCGAGTTGAGAAACCCGAGGAGACTTATACGGCCCCTACCATAGGATCTGAGGAGCCGACTGGCCTTGTGGGACTGAGAAATCAAGCGGCCTCGAATGCAATTTCACGCTCTCAGCAACCCGCCCCCACTCCGCAGACCCCTTCCTGGCCCGGACTTTCCACTAGCATACAAACAATATTGGATAGTGGACGGTTCCCGGAGCTGAGTCCCCAAGTATTAGCCAGAATCTCCTCCCCGAATGGCCGCCAGAACTGGGCAGATCCCTACCCAGAAGGGTATGAGGACGCGTACTCGGCTATGCTAGACAGTGGTTTAGCCTCCGAGGACATTGTGTTCCGGGCAGGAGAGCATATTGGAGACGAAAGAGCTATTATCTTTGAGACTAATGCCGTCGGAAACTTTGAGGAGGACGAGATTGGGATCTACTACCCCGAATCTGGGGACACAGAATACATGTCCCCCCAAGAATATGAGGATCTAATGAATCCGGAGCCCCAAGACACGGGGTATTTCGACACTGGAGATACAGGAGGCTACTAATGGCGAGTACCCCAACTGCTCTGCTACAAACTGCAAACGCAACACAACTTCTGAACACACTGCGCTCACCAGATCGGGCACTGCCCGCGTTTGGAGAGGTACACGACCAGAGTACGGGTCGATTCGTAAAGTATAGCCCCACTCAGATTACATATGAGCTTCAGAATACCGTTCTGGATTATGTCAGTAATCCCCCACGTTTACCTTCGGGCGAAACAGAGTTCCTGACTCTCCTCGCCTACCGCCAAGCGGGTAAGTCCCTGTCGATTGAGTACGCGATGTACTGCAAAGCCGCCTATATTCCGGGCTGGGATCACATTTGTATCGCGGATAATAGGGATCGTGCGGACTATTTGCACAAGAGAGTCCACCATTTGCACCAAAGATGGCCTGAATCCATCCGATCTAAGACAATTGCGGGCCGAGAGAGCCGCCAACTTACCTTCGATGGTATGCACGGCGGGAAAATGCGTATCCTTTCAGCAGAATCCGGGGCTGTAGGTGTTGGTCAGTCACCAGATTCCTTCCATGCGAGTGAGTGCCACCTCTGGTCGGACTTCAACGGGAGCATGTTCCTCATCAACCCGTCTCTAATTAACAGAAAAGAGGCCCTAGTTGTGTTCGAGGCCACCCCTTGGGAGCGAAATTGCGCTTGGCACGAGCATTATGTCATGGCTAAGACGGGCTCAGGTCGCCATCGAGCCGTATTTTTTCCGTTTTGGGACGGTAAACTCAACGTAAGGCCCGTCACATCGGACTTCCAGCTATCAAACGATGAGATTAACCTCATGAATCGGTACGGCCCAGAGGGGTTGAGGGAGGAAAACCTAGCATTCCGCCGCTTCATCATGGATACCGACCCTGAAGTCCGCCGAAATCCTGAAATGTTCGGGGTAATGTACCCATTTGACGACCTAACGTGCTGGATTGCGTCCGCGAATGCCGCTATTCCCGAGCATTCCCTCGAAAAACACCTGAAAAAACGCTCTACTCCTTGGTCTGGGCCCTATATGGAGTACGAGCCCCCAGAAGCGGGCGCTGTTTACGCGATTGGCGTGGATCCTTGTGGGTATGCGGCCCGAGATCATGCTTCTTTCCAGATATTGAAGTGTTGGAAGGGTGAATGGACGCAAGTAGCCGTGTTTGCTGACCATTTAGACCCCCTAGAGTTCACGAATCGACTTATTCGGGCCGGAAAGAGGTACAATTTCGCGCATATCTGCGTTGAGTCCAACGGAGTTGGCCAATCAGTGCTCGCATTGCTCTCAGAGCGGGATTACCCGAACATGTACTACGAGGCAAAGTTCAAACCGGGCTTCACCAGCACGAGTAAGTCGCTAGATCAGTGCATGGGGTGGCTAGTAGAGGCATTATTAGACGAATTAGTCCTGAATGATGCCGATACTCTCCAACAATTCCAGACCTATAAAAATGACAAAAGGATGGAAGAAAGTGCTGCTTCTGAGCTTCTACGGGGCTCCGCGAGCAGCAAGAGAAGGGAAAGGCATCACTGGGATAAGGTTAGCGCTTTCTTAATGGCAATAGTGGCTGCTCGGCGTGTCCCCGTCCGAGAAAAACCAGGAAGTGAGAAGAAAAATAATGAAGAAGGGGTGATCATGTTCACAGGTATGAGTTACGAAGATCAGGAAGATTACCGAAAGAAGCTGAATGCGGATAAAGTACCTACAAGGAAGAAGCCTGCTTATCGTTCGATCAGAAAAAGGAGAAGATAATGGCAACCCCCGATACCATCTTGAAGACCATGAGAAATAAGATGATCTCCCGGATCCAGGCAGAAAGCCGAGATGCTCGAGAAGAAATCCAACAAGACGTAGCAGAAGGCGCAACAACAGAGCCTGCGCAGATGCCCCCCTATCTAATTTCCTCAGCGAACCCAGTTTCGTCTGAAGAAACACTAGAATCTGAATACCAAGAAACGGAGATATAATGCTCACTACAAAGCAAATCACAGGTCTGATCGACACCCACAAAGCGAAGTCTCACCTCGACCAAAGAAAATGGGATCAAACACGAAATTGGTATAATAGTGAACCGAACCAACCAACAGGAGTGGATGGAGAATCTGATGACCTCAGTATGGAGACTAATTATCCCTACGCTTTCGTAGATACAATGGTCGCAAACATCTGCCCAAATAACCCCGAGGTAACTGTAAATGCTAGACGTAAACACCTCCATGAGCCAGCGAAGTATAGACAAGCTCTTATTAACGATACCTTTAGCCGTATTGGCGGGCACCGTATTCTATGGCGCGCTGCGACTATGGCGAGCGTCTATCCCAGATCATTTGTAAAGACCGTCTGGAACTTCCGTAAAAGATCTCCAGATTATATTGTTTGTGATCTGCGAAATATCTGGTATGACATGACGGCGGAAAGGTGGGAGGATATTCGATACCTCATTGAGGTTACTGTACTCACCCGAGACGATTTCAACTCTCGAGTAAAGGGAGAGGGAAAAGAGGATCGAGCCTATGACCCCAAGGTAGCAGAGAAGGCCCAGTTTGGAGCTTTTCCAGAGTGGTTGCAGGATAAATCGAGGGATCGAAACCTCATGAATGAGTCCTCTAAGGAGGTTTTTGAGTGGGTCACAGTATATGAGATTTATGATTTTGCTGGGGAAGGACGCTATTACCACTTTCTGGAAGAGAACGAAGAGCCTCTATTCGCGGGGGAGCTTCCTTACCGGTTTGTGCGTAACCCTTTCCATCGGGTTGTGTTCAACGACAACCTTCAGGATATCGGCGGCTTGTCTGACGTATCTCTTATTGCTCCTGTTCTGGAGAGACTAAACGAGCTTGATACTCTTATGCTCTGGTTTGCCCAGACGAGTATTCCAATTACCCTACTAAATTCGGGCCTTTGCGACAATCCAGAGCGTGTTCGGACTCAGCTCCGAGACTCAACCACTCCGGGCTCTATCGTTGAGATAGCAGGGAAGGCGAATGCCTCAATCGGCGACATCATTGGGCACACTCAGACCCCGAGCCTGAGTCCCGAGTTTATCGCGATCCGAGATCGTTGTATCCAGATCATTGAGTTTATTCTTGGAATTCCCCAGTATTCTAGGGGGGTTGTAGGAGTATCCGATGTAGCGACAGAGGTCGCCCTTGCGGACACAGCAACGCGAACAAGAAACGGTAGACGGCAGAAAGTAATCTACGATCTAATCGGCTGGCAAGCTAAGACAATCACCGGGCTCTACGAAGAGTTCCTCGCAGACGACGAGATCTTACCTGTTCGGATGAACTCAAATACAGACATGATTGAGGTCACCCGAGCGTCTATGCTCGCGCGGGAAGTGCAAGCGGCGAGAGGAGAAGATCCCCTCGAGTATGACTACATTGCGGTCGCCTATTCCCCGACAGAAAACAACCGCCTAGTTCAGCTTAGAAATCTACAGCAGTTCTTCCCACTCCTCGTGGAGGCCCAAGACGTAAATCAGCCGGCCCTAATTAGGAAGTTGCTCGAACTTCTTCAGATGGAAGACATCTTGAAAGACAAGCAACAAATAGAGGCGGAAGCCCAACAAGCCCAGCAGGCCCAACAACAAGCTCCAGGCGGCGGGATGCCACAACCCCCTAGTGGGCAAGGCGATAATATGATGGCGGGAGGACTCCCTCCGGGAGCCGAGCCCGTAATGCCTCCTTTGCCGGGGGGCGCGGGAGCCGGTGGGGGACAAAGCCCCCTAACAGGATTCGGCGGAGCGCCTTTTGATACTTCAGGCATAGGAGGGAAGTAATGCCTACCTATAAAGGAGTCTGCCCAGAGCATGGCGAACAAAGTTATTTCCTCTCTATGCAAGGATATATGGAGAACGGTCTGAAGTGTGAGGTCTGCGGGGAAGAAGCAAGAACCGTAATTCAACCGGTTCGCACCATCGGCCCGAGCTTCGATCACCCCCTAGTTATTGATCAAATTGGAAAAACTTTTACGAGTAAATCTGAAGCCGACGCTTATTTTAAAGCCCACCCGGGCAGAGCAATCGTCGCGAAAAATGATTCGGCATTCGTTAAGCTGCGGGACTCCGCGCGGGAAAAAGCAGAGACGAAAGCCCGAAAGCAGGGGTTCCGAGATTTAGACGCGAAGAAAAGTCATATTAGGAAAGAAGAAAACATAAAGAAGCAAATAAGTGTTGGGAATGGTAAGATTCAGGTTAGTAGTACCTAAGTTGTTCTTTTCTCTGGGCAAATCCTCGAATTTGTCTTATGGTTATCATGACTATCAACTAAACTGGGAGATCCCTCATGGCGAAAGAGATGCCGTTTGAAGAAGAAGCTACGGAAGTAGAAGAAATAACAGAAGCGGAAGAGGAAGTTTCTGATGTTGACGAGGCCCTCGGAGAGGATCTCGGAGACGAGACGCTAGAAGAGAGCGGCTCTCTTGAGGAAGGCGTTCAGGGCCTTTTAGACAACTGGCAACCAACTACTCCTGAAGGTGAACAATATAAACAAGAACTCCAAGATCTCATGGGCGGCTCCGAAGAAGCCGAGATGGAAGAGTCTATGGAGTACGATGAAGGCGGCCTTGCACCGAAGGCTTTCGGATTCCAAATCGGTATGATGGGCAAAGAAGCTGCGAAGCGCGCCCTCGGCCCGAAGGAAGCATAGATAATGGAAGGTGTAGCCCCAACCGCATCTCCTGAAGTTGCCGCGCCTGCGGCAGTGGCCGAGCCTACCCCGAATACGGGGGCTGGCGCAGAGAGTGGTGACCGGACTGTCTCTGCTCCTATTACAACTGCATCAGCCCCTACGGGGGCTCCCGAAGTTACGGCCGCCGATGACGCGTGGCCCACTGTAGACTGGGATTCTTGGGATGGAGAGGTAGATTCTCTCCCTTCTCAGTATCATAATTCCGCGAAAGGAATGTCAGACTACTACAATCGTAGTTACGAAGCGAAGAACGATGAGATCCGAGATCTCAGATCAATGTACGCAGCTATGCTTTCTGGGGATGAAGATCCTCGTGTTGGCGAGTTGACCACTGCATTGGAAGAGTTGAACGCCAAGTTCGATGTCCGAAACAAAGAATATGAAGAACTCCAGCAAACCCACACCAAGACGGAAGAAAGAGCCATCTCAGACTATGTAGACCAGTTCTGGAGGGAACACTCGGCCCTCAGAGAGGATCAGGAGAAACTCGCGAAGTTCGCTCCTTTCCTACAAGAAGAGAATGATGTAGGGGGCATGTGGGATGGTCACGTTGCCGCCCAACTCATCGAACTTTCAGATGAGGCCCTCGCGGCCGCGGTTGAAGCCAAAAAAGATGGAGTCTCAGATCAATACGCTCTCAAGCTGGGTTTAGCACATGCCCGATTAGAGGAAGCGAATTCCCAACCTGTAGGGCCTTCAGAAGAAGAAATAGCGTCTATTCAGGCAAAAGCAGTTGCGGATGCGAAAGCAGAAGCAGCGAAAGCCCCCCGTCAGGGAGCGAAGATCACCAATGGTGCTGTTCGTTCCTCTAGGCCCCGAGCGGCCAAGAAAGGGTTGGGCGATGCTAAGTCATTAGACGAAATGAGAATTCTTGCTTCCCGTCGTGCATTTTCTGTGCATGGTGGTGGCCGGAAGTAGCAAGGGGGAATGTTCCCCCGTTCCACAACCCCGTAAATAGGAAAAACACAGATGGCAATAAATCCAGATGTACTTGCAAGTGCCTTGCAAGATCTTGCTCCAGGGTACTCGGAACTATTTTCCCTTTGGCACCCTCTCATGGAGAGAGTTGTCAAGCGTGGGAACATGGATCGAGCTACTCTAAAAGGCCCCTACCGAGAGTTCGTAACTGTATCTCAAGGCCCAGGGACTGTAACCCAAGTTCTGACCGGTTCAGAAATCATTGCTGGTGGACGTACACAGTCTGCACAGCGAGGTAACTCATACGCTCCGCGTATGATCTACGCATTTGACGTACCCGGTAAGGATCTTGCAGAAGCCAACGGCGAGAATGATCTCGCTAAAATCATCAAGCGTTATCCAGAGCTTGCTCTTTCTGATTTTCACGAGCGTATCGCGAATCAGTTGGCCGCAGGTAACGGTACTGGCGTAAATGGTTTCCTTACTTTGAACGGTGACGTTCAGTACAACCCTCAAGGTACTAACCGTGATGGTGTATTCGAAGCTGCTGCTCCTGCCGCTCAGACAGGCATAGTTTTCGGACTAGATAAGGCTGCTGTTTCAGGCTGGCATAACCAGTATGGTAACATTTCATCATTCGCTACAGACGGTCGCGCTACAATGCGTCAGGTCTACTATGCTTCAAGCCGTCAAGGTTCTAAAGCAAGTGGCCCAGTTGACCTTCTTCTTGGTGATGAGCTTTCATACTTGAACTACATCGACGATCTCGATGATCAGGTTCGCGTAATGAAGATTGATGGGGACAAAGCTCCTGGTCAACTTCGTCAGGGAATTCCATTCCTTGAGGCGGATTTCTTCATGGAAGAGTCAATTGATACTGCTCAGTTCGTTGGGGCAGGATCAAACGGCGTAGTTTACATGCTGAAAACTGACACTTGGCACTCATATACTCTCGGACATGATTCAGGAATGGAAACCAAGGGCGACTTCGCCGTTCGTGGCCCAATCCGTATCCCTGAGCAGGATATGTGGCGTTATGAGTATGTACTCAACATGGGTATGTACTGTGATCAACTTCGAGCTAACGGTATGGTTACCGGTGGCGCAACCCCATAATATAGGAGACTAAAATGACTACAGTTGCAGGTATTTCGCATACCACAGTATCAACTTCACAACTAGCTCCTCTCGGTTTCGAGATGGAGGTTCCTACTGCGAATCAAGGTGTTCAAGTTTGGGTTTATATCCAAGCCGCCGCCGCGTTAGCAGTTGGTGACATCGTTGCCAGAGCAGCAGGAGCAGGGGCTTTAACCCTCGCTTCTGCCGCGATAGCACCAGTAAACACCCCTACCATCTTGGTTGCGGGCGTTGCACAGCACATAATCGCTACCAATTCTTACGGCTTCGTTATGAAGAAGGGAATAGGTGAGGTTCTTGCTGACACTGGTGGTGTTACAGCAAATAGCGGCCTTAAGGTCGGTAATATTGTTCCTGGGCGAGCAGACAATATCGCAGCGGGAGACCACGCTTTCGCGGTTACGACTGAAACAGTCGCGGCTACGGCGCTGGCCACTTGCTGGATTAGCTGCCCATAATCCACCTTTAGCCCTAGCGAGCTAATTCCGGCTCCCCTCTCTTCGTGAGGGGGGAGCCTTTTTTATAGGAGAAGACATGAATTTTGGTGAAATAAGAGACGCAATCTTCTCTCAGGCGGATTGGGCACCTACGCAATCTGCTGATGCGAAGACACGCACCAATCTTTTCATCAATCGGGCATACTTCCAGCTTGCGCAGGAAGCCCCTTTCCTCTTTTTTGAGGAGAAAGTCGGGCTCGCCACCCAAAAAGATTTTACCCCTAAGACAGCAGAAATCCGAGAAGCCACAGGAAACCCCTCTTTTCCTGCCGACACAGTTTCCGTTGAGACTACGGATCCTTGGGTACTCAAACGAGTTCTCCAAATAAGTGTAGCTGGGCAAGTGGCTTGGGACATCACAGGAGCATGGAGAGGAAGGATGCTCCTCGTCACGGATCCCACAGGAGTTTCTCACACCAGAAGAATCCGAGACATCTGGAACGTCCTAGATGCCGGAACGGGCAGTACATATCAATATATTAGTCTCTACAGGCCGTGGAATAACCTCACCGATGCGACGATGGACTGGCGGATTTACACCGAAGACTATTATCTCCCAGATGAGGTCATCGAAGTAAGCTCAATCCGCCTCGCGAAGGATAACCAGAACTGGCCGCTCGATATTATCGGACAGCTAGAAGCGGAAAAGTTTTCGCTTGCGGACTCTCCTACTCAAGTAGGGCAGGGAGTTCCCCAAAGTGCTTATCGAAGATTCCACCGACAGATAGAATCCCCAACGGGTGCCCCACTTGCCGCCATTGGAATCGTAGGACAGACTTGGCAGGGCCCGGAGCCTGCGGGGCAGTTTGAGTATTGCTTCACATTTTGCTGGGGTTATCGCGACCAAGACTACCGCGATTTCGGGCCACAAGGGGTTTACAGTTCTGCCCAGACGGTGCCCTCTCGCCTAGAGCCTCTCTGGGAGAGTAACCCAAGTCCCATAGTAGCCATCACGACGGAAAACGAAGCCCCAAACAACGCCATCGAGCTTACAATGCCGGACATTGACTATATGCAGGGTTTCGGTCGATCTTCAGACCCAAGGTATCACCACTCGGGCTGGACAAAGAGAATCTATCGGAGACGTAAGACAGTAGACTCCGCACACTACGGAACTCTTGCGCAGCAGTTTAATGGTGCTCTCCAGCAGGAAACTCCCGATACTTTTTACCTTTTCCAAGAAGTGGCAGGACATGTAACTACCTTGATAGATAACGGGTCAATCCTCCCTGATTACCACAGGAGGCTTCGGGATATACATGGATACCAGTCGATTAGAATGTATCCACGCCCGGACGCAAGGTTTCAGTTGGACATTCGCTGTGTTTTACGCCCAAAAGAGCTAGAGGACGACAACGACGTTCCGAATGTTCATCCTGATGGAATCAATGTTCTCCTCTATAGGGCCCTCGCTTCTCTCTATGAAGCCCAAGGGAATATAGACCTCGCAGATCGGGCCCTCAGCCGATATACGGAGCTATTATTTACTCTCACGAAGAGGTACGGAGATCTTAGATATCCGGGAGAAACTTTGAAGAAAAAGCCAGCTCGCTCTGGGCGAGTTACTGGTTCAAGGCGTCCTTGGAGACGCTGGTACAACTTACCCAACAATTAGGAGATAAAATGAGTGATACTAAGATTATTGCGGGAGCAGTGTATAAGAAAAAAAGAGGAAATGAGACAGAACATGCTGTCTGCCTTGCTCGAGTCACTGAAGGAGATTCCGTATTTGGGCTCTTTCGTAGATTTGGGCTCTCTTTTGAGCGAATCAAAGAAGACTCCGAACAAATGAAAAGCTGGACAATGGTCTCGGCTCCGGCAGTTGCAGAAGCTCCGAAGAAGAAAGTGAAAGCAAAATCTAAAAAGTAGAGGTAGGAATGGCAGACGTTCGACTGCGAATTAAGTCTGAAATCTTACCTATTCGAGTTGAATCAGCCAAGCTCATTCTTCCGGATACGGTAGGAGCTAAGGTTGAGAATATGTACCTTACAGAAGAGGGAACTCTTCGTTCGGTATGGGGCCCTGCGCCCTACGTTCCCAATTATGGTTCTGGGTATCCAACATACACGAGTATGAAGGGCCTTTATCACACTCGTATCGGACATGATGGAGAGAGGGACGTACTCCTCCTCCAAGACGGAGACGATATTAAAGTCTTCGAAGGATGGGATATTCCAGCCGACCCGTGGCAGGTTCTGGTTTCTCCCACAGGGTCTCCGGATCTTGTCCTCGATGTTAAATCAGATGACAAGCCCCGGTTTCCCGCCCAATTTGAGTCTACCCCAGACGGTGTGGTCATAATTCCATCTGGAGACGCGAGTCTTCCCTTGTTTTACGACGGACGGACTATACTCCCTCTGGGCTATTCAACTTCGCCTCCGCCCCCTGCGGGACTCTCTCCAGAAGAGCCAGACGGGGATGACTGGTATAAACACACTGCGATTTCAATGGAAGAGGCAATAACCCCCGGAACCACAGCGGCCACCTCCGCCGGAGAGTTGGGAGTCTGTCGGGTGGGGAGTGTTTCCCTCGACGGTATTGATTCCAGCATATCAGGCCGAATAGCGAAAGGGTCTTATAGGGCGGCAACGCAGTGGATGGATCTCTGGGGAAACCTTTCCCCCCTCTCTGGGCGTTCCGGCCCCGTCCGGATTCCCGCATCAGACCCGTCGACCGCAACACAAGCAGATGATAGGCTTTACCAGACCCTCTGGACAGGGATCCAGTCGGGCCCCGATGGGACTGTTGGGAGAATTCTTTGTAGGACTATGGATGAGCTTAACTCAGGGACGGCGAAGCTCTTCGAGATGCCCGCTTATGCCTCTGATGGTTTCCTTTCTCCCGTAAGTATCCCAGATAACGTGAGTTTCGCGTTCCCAGACAATGTTCCAGATAGTTGGCTTGTCCGGGAGCCAGAAAAGCCGGTCGCGGTCACCCCTTTCAAGCTCTACACTCTTGCTTTTGGGCGGGGCTGGGCGGCGAACTTTGATGGGGACGGCGGCAAACTCCACCCCTCCATGCCAGGAAGATGGGGGACTTTTTTAGAGAACGAGGAAATCTACCCAGATCCCCGAGGAAATCAAATTACTGGTCTCTGTCAAGTAGCGGAAGGGTTATTGGTCTTTACGGACATCACGACTTTTCTGATTGTCCCAAGTTACGGGGGTGAGGGATTCCAGGCGAGGACGATTCACCCAAGTGTTGGGTGTGTGGCACCCTCTTCGATTGGGATGTTGCCCGACGGAACCGCCATGTGGTTAGGCCGAGAAGGATTCTACGGTTACCGAGGGGAGCAAATTCAGCTCCTCTCAGACGGGATCAGCAAGGAAGTAAGAGCATTCAACAGAGCGAGAGTTATCCAGTCCACAGCGGCTGTAGATGTTCGAGAAAGAAAGTATAGATGTTGGGTTCCGATGAATGGATCTAAAGAGAACAATACTTGTTGGGAATATGATGGAGAAGGTTGGACACGCCGGAACGACGTAAGTGCAGCAGCGGTTTGCGTAACCCAAGACCACCGAAGCTACATGCTCGCCGCAGGCAAGGCCCATGAAGAGGGCGTAGCTAATCCAGCCTCTGGGGTTTGGGTACTCGACCACCAAGTCCAGTCCTTCGATCCTACTCCCCGCGCGGCAATGGTTCAGACTTCTTGGCTCCGCGCTCCTTTTTCTGAGAGGAGGGGCTCTCCCCTGTCTGTCTATCTCTGGTTCCGGGAGACGGATTCTGGATCAATAACAGTCGAGGTTGAACGGGATTGGAGAGCAGAAGTTGTTCAGACAGAGACTGCAACCCTCCACCCCACTGATGATATCCCCCCATTCTGGGGCACCACTCTTCTGGGCTCTTCCTCTACTTGGAAAGAGAGACGTCCCTACTGGACTCGAGTAGACGTTTATGTCCCCTCGGCAGAAGTATTCCGACTGAAAATCACATACAAGAGACAAGTAGGCGTTGGAGTCCCTTTCAAGTCGGGCCACTGGGAATTTATCGGGCTTGCTTTCGACGAGGCTCCAAAGGGAGATACATTCAGGAGCGCACCAAAATGAGTTGGAGATTCCAAAAACTTCCCCTAACGATCACGACCGTCCCCGATGTGGACGATATGAACGAGAACTTCTACGAGATCGCAGAAGAAATAGGAGGAAAGCTTAATGAACATAACTGGACTTCAGGAGCTTTTTCCTCTGCCGTAACTAATCTTGCTCTAGATTCTTGCTTTGTATACCACTCCGGCGCGAATGATCTTCAAACAGAGAACTGCCGCGCAGACCGTTTAAATGCGCTTATGATAGACATCCCCCAGCAAGCCTCTTGGAGGGAGATAAGCTCCGCTACCAAAACATTTACATCAATCGGAGGACTCCTTTGGGTTCACGCGACTGCACAGATCAACCAGATTCAGTATGACCTAACTCCCACCACTTCTAATTACAGTTCTCTCTTTTTTGCGATCCAAGTCAATGGCTATATTATCCCAGAGACTGTAGTAGGGGGAGCAGAAGAAGACAACGATTCTCATGCAGGAGTCTTCCACGCTACTATGCCCGTAGGAACCAGCATCGTGTTCCCCATCCCTCCTGGGCAGGTAACAGTCGCAATGGTTGTGAAAACGGGGTCAGAGGAAGACGGTTCTGGAGTTTATGTTAATAATGCAGAATTGATCTGCCTAGAGATGAGGAGATAAGATGGCCGAACTAAACTTAGATCCCCTTGAAGAAACAGATCTCTTGAATGCTGACTCGCTCAACAGCAGATTCACGGCTGCGGGAAACTCTTTCCAGGACACAATTAACAATCTCGTTCCTGATTCTGTCGGGCCCGGGTGTTTTAATGAGAACCATGCTCCGAGTCCTGTGCTGTTCCAAGGCGGGGTAACTGTGGGAGGCCCAGGGCCTGCCGCCCATACTTACACTTGGGCGGCTGGGGCCACGAACAATAACAACATACCGCCAGACTGGACTGTCTTAAATACCAATGGGGACGCTGGAACGGGAACTGATCTCGAAATAAATCTGGGAGCAACCTATGATTTGACGAGTACTACGTCGTCTCAAGGAGTTCTTGTGATGGCGGACATTCATCTTACTCTTTTCAACGATGGAGGAACCTATAATCTTCGAGATCGGGCAGTGTTCGCAATTCAGGTAAACAAAGACGCGGCGGGAGGAACTTGGGAGACAATCACTCGGACACTCCGGCACAGTTCCCCAGAGATCCCCAATGGTGTAGCGGCGGCGAGTGGATTGAGGGAGACCGCAGTTAGGATCCCCATTCGGACTCTTGTAAAAGAGGGAGATACAAGCAATGATCAGGTTAGGAGAATTCGAGTTGTTACCAGTATTGCTGCGGGCACAGTGCCCCCAACTACTCTGAGGGTAACCCTCGCTTGGACACAACTTTCTGCTATAGTATTAAAAGCAGCGAGGACATAATGGCGGATATTACCTTAAATACTTTTGCGGATGGCAGTGTAGCAGACTCAACTCAGGTTGAAGCAAACTTTTATACTCCTACGGCAACAGGAACCACCTCACTAGAAGCCATCAATGGCCACCTTGATCAGACAAACATGGAGTCGGGAAAATGGGAGATCGAGAGCGTCCATCTCCAGAGAAGATCTATGTCAGGCGGATTTTCTAGAGGGGGAAATATCAATCTTGACTTCTTTGGGGAAACATTTAATGGGTGGACGCTCGCTGAGGATGCTGCAACCCCAGCAGAGGCAGATAAATATTATCTCCCCATCCCGGGAGGTTCCACCTCGTTCCACCTCCCATATGCCGCCTCTCTCGTTGTCTTCTCTTGGAGCCTTTTTCTCTCGGCTTTTCAGGATAAGGGCAACGAGTTGGATAACTTATTCCAGATGACAGGAGCAAGAGTCCGACTTTTTATTGACGGTGTAAGGACGATTAAGGAGTTCCCAGTCCCAACAGGAGGATTAAACAACTCGGTGGGAGTCGCGGGAAACTGGGGGCGGGGGTGGTGTGGCTCACACCTCGCGACTGGACTCACCAAGGGATGGCATAATGTAAGTCTCCGAATTGTCCTTCCCCCACAAACGGGAGGAGTGACTCCGGTTCTTAAGCCACACAATCAAACCCGTGTGCGAGCAAGGCATATGGATTATGTATACTTTAGATAGGAAGGAGAAGTTATGTCTGGATGGGATAGAGCGGCAGGAACAGCCTCGGGAGCAGCGAAAGGCGCGGCCGTAGGATCGGCGTTTGGGCCCCTCGGAATAGCTATCGGCGGAGCTTTAGGAGGGGCAAGGGGTTTCTTGGGCTCTGAAAGCACCTCCTCGTACAATGACGCTCTTCGGAGATCCACGGAAGCTATGGAAGAGGGCGAACTTGGTTTTTCTGAAAACCAGAAAGATCGAATGGCGGCCACTCAACAAAGGGCAGCGGGCCAGCAGATCGGTGCGATGCAATCAGATATCGCACAACAGGGCCTACAAGGAGTCGGTGCGGGACAACAAGCTAAAATGATGTCGGCTTTGGCGGAATCAGCGGCAGAAGCCGGAGCCCAAGGGCGGAGAGCGGCAGAAGAGCAGAGCGCAATGTTGGCAGAATCCCGAAGAAGGGAGACAATGGACAGGTTAAATGAACAACGGATAGAATCCGAATCCATGATAGATAGCGTATTCTCGATGCTGGGGGATCCTTCCCTTGGTGCGGCGGGAGCGGCAGGACAATACAATACGGAAAATATGTTCAAAACGGCCGCCCAGAAAGCAAAAGTGACGACATAGGGAGATAACATGGCGGACAGGGATAGAAATCAGAGACTCTGGGAGGCAATAGCGCCCGAAATGGACGACTTCGCCGCTGTTCAGCGACGGACAAACGCGCTCGGCGTTGGCGGGCAGGCGGCCCGAGACGAGTACGGGTACTCTCCTGAGCCGATAGATGAGCGAGCGGCAAGAGAGTCCGCCACGGGTTTTTTAATTGAACTCGCAAAGCTTGAAAATGACCAGTCATCTCCGATAGACGTTTTAGAACCCATCCTAGATCTTTATGGAACCCTCGGGCAGGCGGAAGCGCAGGGGATGAGTTCTGTGCAGAGAGAAAAGGCGGCGATGGCGACCGGACTGGTTCGGGACATTGAACAGCGCCTTCGAGATGTTCAGGCGGTGAGAATAGGAACTATTCCAGCCTCCGCTTATGGGGGAGACACGGGACTAGATGCGATAGTCGACATGGTAAACAGTGGCCGCGAGTGGGGGGCATCTTTTGATGCGGCCAGGGAAACTATTGCGGGGGCGGCTCCTCAAAATCAAATGGCCATGCTTCTCCATGTCTCCTCTTCGACCGGAATCTCCCCCGAAGATCTCGTCTTCCAATGGCAGCAAAGCGGCTCGTCTGGCGGGAGGGGCAGACTCGGCACGGGGTTTGAACGCATGGCCCAGTCTGTAACGGCCTCCTATGTACAAGAAAGGCAACTCGAACAACAACTATTAGGCGCAGTGGGCGAGATGGATCGGATCTTTGGCGGCCTGGGCCCTGTTGGGCGGAGGGGAGAAAGCTTCCTTTTAGCCGTTACGCAGAATCTTTTCGGGGAAGGCGGGGTCAACATGCAGGGCCTCCAAGAACTCGCGGGCCTGAGCCCGAGGGGGCTTGACGAAATTGAGGCAAATCCCAGAACCCTAACTAATACTCAGCGGGGCCGCTCCGTTGTAGAGGATCTCCTCGATTTCAATCAAGTAGAGCCTTGGCAAACAGAGCAGCAAGCCCGAGCGGCTTTTGTGAATCATCCGGGATACCGTCCTTGGGCAGAGGCTCACGGGTTCGATCCGGACTCTCCAGAGACTTTTAGGTTTGCTGTTGACGAATATAACAGAAGACAAACCCACGAGGGCCGGTCGACGGCCGTCAGCCAAGCGTTCGAAACTCTCAATGGTATTCGGGCATACCCAACTATCAGGGATAAGGCGTGGGCCCAGTATATTAGAATGAGGCATCCGCAGTTATACGCGGAGGAAGAAGCTCGACGCGCTGGGGAAGATACTTCGTGGGAAGCAGGAGGAGAACCAAGCTGGGAATCCCACCCAGATGATGAAGCAAGGGGCGGCTGGGCCCCCAGAGAGGGAGAAAGGGCCCCTATCGAGGCCGCAAATCTCGATGACATGAGAGAGCAGGCCACTACTCGACAGTTTACGAATGAGGCCGAAGATGGATTCGCTCGCTATACCCTCAACCCAGAGACGGGGAATATTGACTGGGTTTCAAAGGATGGGGGCCAACAAGGTTCAATCCCGCCAACAATGAAGGGCCCATATTGGGCAGTCCTTGGGGGAGTTTTCGGGGAAGATATCCCTCCTGGGATGGAGGCCGCCGTCGCACAAGCCCACCAACAGAATGTTGTGGAGCCCGCACAAGAAGAAGCGCCTATAGATTATGGCGCAGATCCTGATTCAATATACGACGCTCATGGGCTCCCCTCTGGGGGGTTAGACGAGCTTCCCGCTGAAGGGGTTCCTGAAACACCGCAGGGGCCGGGAGTTGAGTATTTACAGAATCAGCCGGAAGGCTCAGAGGCTCACACCCTGCCCGATGGGACTCCTTTCTTCCTCCGAGAAGGAGGAGGAGGGGCAGTCCGGAGACAAGAATGGTTCGACATGGAAGGAAACCGGGTTAGGCACCCCGCCCAGATCCAAGAGATGGAAGCGGCGGTAGAGGAGGCAAGAGCCCCCGGGCCTGTAGCGGGGCCTCCGGAGGAGGACGCAGAATATGCCGGCGTCAATCTTGGTGACTATACTCCTCCTACAGGAAGGGAGGGGACTCCTCAAGAAGGCGGAGGCGCTGTGCCATATACTCCGCCTGAAGAAGAGGAGGAGGAGGAGGAAGAGGTCGCCGAGGAAGTCTCAGAAGAACAAGAGACTGTGGGAGATCCCACTGAGGAAGAGGAAGCGGCGGAAAGGGCGGAAGCAGTAGAGCCTCAAAGGCCCGAGCAGCCCGCAGGATTCCGGCCCCAAGCCCAGGCAGAACTCCCTAGAGTTCAGAGCCCCGTTGGGACAACAAACTTCGAGGCGCAGGCACACAATATTACCCCAACTTCTCCGAGTGCTTTAGTTGCGGCAAATCCAAGCCTCTCAATGGCAGACGGAGCGGCGGGCAAAATGGACTCTCCACGGGCAGGATTTAGCCAGACTAGGCAGAACGCTCTCTTAGAGAGTTTTCGCCAGGGACAAAACCCTCCCGGAGGAGTGGCATAAATGTCGGAAGAGACCCAACCCGAGCAGACATCCCCTTTCGATTCACTCATTCAAACCCTCCAAGAGGCAGAGAGTCGAGTTGAGGCGAGCCCGTCCGTTCAGGCTTGGGGAGCCCGAGGAGCAGAAAGGCGGGGAGAAGAGCCTCCGGCTCCTTTGCCCGTTAGGACTCCCCAAGTTTTCGAGTCTCTTGTTGAGTCTGCCGCGCAGAAGAGAGAAGAGACGGCATACCGACGTTCTCCAGAACGGGCCATCTTTAGGGACTCCCCAATTGAAGGCCAAGCAGTTGATTTAAATTCGCCAACAGCACCTCCCCGGGCATCAACGGGGATGCAGATAGACTACTTATCTTCTGACGCCCCTCCCGTAGACTGGAGCCCGGAGCCCCAAGAGATCGCTCGACTTATCGAAAGTAACGCACTAACTCAGCGACATGCGGGGGATTTGGATAGAGTCTGGCAGGCGGGCAGGGCGGACGCTTATGGAAGGGGCGGAATAGGGTGGATGGCCCCCCACATTGGGCAACAACTTATTCAGGATATGTACCAAGGAGAGTCTGCGGTACAAGACCAGATAATGTCCGAGGTGCCCATTTCGAGGTTCCCCGGAGTTACAGCAGTTAATACCTATGAAATGAACGAGCAGGCCAGCGATCTCTGGTTCGCTAAAATCATGGAGGAGAGAGGACTGACTCCCCAGACGGCTACTCCGGAACAGAGAGCGGAAATCGACGAGGAGACAAGACTTCGAACCGCCAGAACAATGGCGCGAGTAATGCAGTCAGGGGGGAGACTTCTCTGGACAGACCCGCTTGATCACGACATCACCGAAGATTTGATGAATAGCGGCGTCATCGGAACAGTGTTCCGTCCGCTTAGGGCTTTAACTAGCCCAGTAAGATTTGGCGCTATGGGCAGAGGAAGATCAGATACTCCTCTAGGAAGAACTCAATTGTCCCTTTCGAGGGGACAGCTAAAGTATGAAAGCTCACTTTCTCTTATTGGTAGGATGGCCCCCTCTACTATTTTAGCCGCCTCAATGAGTACAGGGACGTCCCCTTGGAGTAGAGAATCCACAGAAGCAATCCGGGCTGGGGAGGATATCATCCTCCACGTCCCTGACATTGCGGAAGCACTCGGAGGAGAAGACCCCGGCATTGTTGCAAAAGGTGTCGCCGCTTCCCTTGTTTTAGGGATTATCCTTTTCGAACCTGACATTATAAGTCTGAGCCTTGGAACAGCAGGAATCGCAGGAAAGGGAGCGAAAGTAGCCAACGCAGCGCGTAGGATCAACAGGATAGCGAACTCAGCCAACCAGATCGCGGAAACTCTCCGAACCGGAAACATAACAATCCGAGAGGCGGCGACCCAGCTAGAAGCCCTCGATCCCGCATTCTTCCGGGCCGTAGAACTCTCTGCCGGATCTAGGCTTAACATTTCGGGCGGAACTATTTCCCCAACTATCCACGCAGACTTTAAAGAAGCAGAACGGCTAAGAGGGGAGGCGACCGCCCTCCGAGGAAAGGCCGAAGAAGCGCAAACGCAGTGGGAGAGGTTCGCTGCGGGAGAACACCCTGACTTTGACGTCTCTGTCTCTAGGGGATTCGCCAGTAATAAACTTGCGTTAGAGGCGGCAGAAGCTGACCACGCCGCTTCCTTAGTCGAAACGCGAGCATTAGAGAAGGAGAAGAACGCTTTCCTAGAAGGTATTGGGTTCTCGCCGGAAGACGCCGCTCGGATTACTTCTCAAAGAGGCATCCCTGTTGACGAGGCAGCCGCAGGTTTCCAAGAAAGAATAGCTAATCGTCTAGAGGCCCGCGCAAAAGAGTTCCGAAAAGGGAATAGGGCCGCTTTCGACCAGTATGAGAGGGCATCCACAACGCTTGCGGATCTTCTCGCTAATCTTCAGAAGCTGAGAGGCCCCCATAAGGGGGTGGAATCTCGGATGCTTACCGTGTCGGAGGCCCCACATGGAACCGTAGCCTCCCAGAGGCTTGCCAATCACCCTACTATTGGGCAGGAAGTCTCTTTCAGAACTGAGAGAGGTGGTTGGAAAAGGGGAAGGGTCGAAGATCTAACAGTTAAAGGCCCGGAGGGGGGGAGATTCCCCTCTAGACATTCTGCGAAGAAAAGAGACGGTTTTTATGAGATCTACTTAGAGCTAACGACAAAGGGAGGGGAGAAGGTAACTATTCTGCACCCCCTCCGGGTAACTCACGAAGAGGGAAGAGCGATTCGCATAGCGAAGAAGAACTTCCAGAATTCCCATGCTGTGGTGTTCTCCCCCGGAGGCCCCTATACCCAGTTTCGGACATTTACAGACGCGGCAGACCAAGCCCGGGCGCTCGCCAAAAGTCTCCGACAGGGAGGAGAAGCGGCAAGCTCGCTAAAAACATACGAGAGGGCGGTTGCAAGATTAAAAGAGAGCAAGAAGGCCCTAAAAGAGGTGCGGAAAGGCACGAAGGGGAACATAAAAACAGAGCAGGCTCTCCTTAATAAGTGGAGCAAGGCTGAGAGGGCGGCAGCAAAGAAGGAAGAAGCCGCAACAAGGGCCGCTGGCCTTCGAAATAACTACGCTGATTCTATCTCGGATCTCGTCGAGAGCACCCGGGCTTTCCGAGCGGAAGGACTGGAGAGGATGGGGCTCGACAATCCCACACTAAAATCTTTTCTGACCTCTAAGAAACCTTGGAAGGCCGTCAGCAAACTAACAGCAGACGAGATCTCCAAGTTCGGGCACCTCTCTACGGACGCCAGTGTAGAGAAGTCATTCCGAAAGGTCATGGAAGAGAATGTCCGATTGAACCCGAAGACTCGAGAGGCGGAAGTCGATGTAGCGGGGATGGTGACAGATCTTGAGAGGATAATAGGGAGAGACGAACTCGAAGAGCTTCTGGATATGCCCCAGTTCAGTAACTTCAAAAAGTTACTAGACGACAGCATATTCCCCTCCCAAATAACTGAGTCCGTGCGGGGGGGAGAGACGTACTCTGATGGGTGGCCTCTTGGATTCTCCATCTCCTCAACAGAAGTGGCGAAGGGGATAAAGGCCCACTCGGAAGACACCGATGGCCTCATTGACTTCCTCACGAAACACCTACTCGATGAGGATTATCGGGAGATCCTCAAGCGGATCAAACCAATCCTCTCCCCAGCCGTAGAGACAGCAGTTTTGTCTAAGAAGGGGATGAAAAGCCTAGGCTTTGGGGAGGCCCGGGGAGTCACCCGTACTAGGACGCAGGACTCAAGCGATCTGATCGCGCTGGCGAGTGCCCGGTCGAAAGGCACGGGGATCGCGGCAGAGGTTGTCGTACACGAACTCCTTCATGCAGCGACCACAAGGAGATTGGTAACTGCTAAGCTTCGTAAGAACCAGGGGACGGAGATCTCAAAGGCGGGACGGGATATTTTTTATCTTTGGCAGTCCCCCAGAGTGCAGAGTGCACTACAAGAGGAACTCACTCGTTTCGAAAAACGTGCTAGAATGGGTGATACGACAGGACTCAAGTATCATCCAGGAGAGCCACTTAGTAAACTAAGTGAGTTCATTGCCTATGGAATGACCAATCGCCAATTCCAAGATGTCCTCCAGTCGATAAAATTGCCGGATGGGAAGAATGCGTGGTCAAAATTTGTAGACACAATTCGGAGAATACTAGGCATCCCCCCGGGCGAAACGAACGCTCTGTCAGAGCTTTTCCGGGCCACGGACGACTTCATGAGCGCCTCCATCCGCGATCTCCCTGATCAGAGGGCCCTAGGGGGGCTTCCGAGGGAAGGGAGCCTTCAAGCCCCGGCTTTGCGGCGGAAGCTAGCGAAGGAGAGGAAAGAGGCGAGGGCGGAGATGAGGGCAGAGAGGGCAAAGGCGAGGGAGAGGAAAGCGGCGAGGCAGAAGGCAAAAGCCGAAAGAGGTGAAAACCCCCCACAATGGAGCAGAGAAGCAGAGAGAAAGTTCGCGGAGGAGGCGAGAGTAAGAGAAGAGGCGCGAGCAAAGAGAAAGATACGACGAGCGGCGGCGGCGGCGGCGCGGCGGCGGAAAGCGGCGAGAGGGGCTAAGCCTGAGTTCAAGCTTACTCCTCCGGATCCGGAATATAAGCCGCCCCCAATACCTCGGGCGGTCGAGCCAAAGCCGAAAGAGGGGCCACTCCCAGGACAGGGGAGTTTCGACTTTGATGCTCCGAAACCCACCGCAAAAGTCGAGCCTGAGCCTTCTGGGCCGAAGCCGCCGGGAGACGATCAACCTCCTCCGAGTGGCGATGGTGGCGGTGGTTCTGGGAGAGATTTCATAGACGGTCACGTTCGCATTCCCTATGCCGAGTGGGGTGGGATTGCTCAGGAAGTCCGGACTCTAATCTCCTTCGGGGAGAGGATAAGGGTCTTTAATAAATCTTCGGCTTGGGGTCGGGCAATCTTCGAAGCCCAGAAAGATCTGAACCTAAGAAGTACGAAGAGGGGAGAGAAGTTTGGGCCCTTCCGCCACCCGAAATATCTAACAGATAGGATTCGCCTTTTCCTTAGACAGAAAGGGGGAATGTTTGATAGCACACAAACGCGAGTTGGTGAGGTCGGGAAGGAGCTTGAAACCGCTATAATTGAAACTGAGCGCGTTTTCTCTCGGGCCCAGCTTGAGTTAGCAGAGGTCATTACCATAAAAGAACTTGGAGATACGCCCACTGAACGGATGATTAACTTCTTAGACGGAGTAAATCCTGTCCCGATGAAAGAGGGATTAAGCCGCTGGGACGCTGTTACAGGAAACGGATCGGCTTTCCAGAAGATGAAAATGCAGCTTCTGGCGGACACTAGGCTGGATCCTCGTCTAAAAGAGGCACGGGCCGCAGAGGTCGAGGGCCATCGAGCTAGGCTACAGGCTGAGATAGATAAAATAAAAAGGAGAATAGGGAAAGAAAACGACGGACTCTCTGGTGATGAGCTGGATGACCTCCTCAAGGGGCTTTCAGACGATGTTCTCGCTCTAGTCAGTAGAGGCGAAAGGGCAACAGATGGAATACCGAAGGCTCTTGTCTCCCTTTCTCGGGCTTGGATGAGGAGCTATGCGGGGAAGCCTATCCAAGCGGACATCGGAATTATCCTCGCGGGCATAACCCGAGGGGCCCTAGAAAAAGCAGAGACTTACAAAGAGTTCTCAGATTTAGTTCGAAGAGGAACATATTCTATCCTCTCGGAGACGACCCCTAATGTGGAGAAGGCGCACTCGATGTCGGCCTCCGCTATTATGCTCTCTGCAACTCTGGGCGAGTTCGGACATCGAATAGACAAAGTAATAATGGGGAAAATAGGCGCAGAAGAGGCGGCAGACATTAACCGCATCTTCATGGGAGAATTTGGGGACATTAAAGACCTAGACACCGCTTTAGAAAATCTCAATAAGCTCGGGATGCCCCTAAGTCAGAAGGAAATCAAGACATTCAGAGACTTAGGCTCCGACCTAAGAGGGATTGGATCTGTCCAGAAGACTCTCGTAGAGCTAGGAACTCGAGAGGGGGGATCCTCAATGGTTCCCAAGGCCCTCATAGAGCAGATAGAGAAGAAAGCAGGGAACATCGTAAAAGATCTCGAAGCCCTTAATGTTATTGCGAGGGTTACTCCGAACGTCGATAAGGCTCTTGGAACTTACATGAGCCTCTGGCGCGGATCGGCTGTTACAGGGCTCATCGTCCCAAACCCAAGATACTGGACGAACAATATGTTTGGGGACTTCTCCCAGATGTGGATGCAGGAGGGAGCGGGTTTCGCTGCCCGTCGGAGCCTCATCAATTTCCCGACAAACATTCCCTTCTATGGGCGGAAGCTCCAAGAAAAGTCGCTTTTCATGGCGGAGAGAGTTGGAGGAAAATCGGGATCTACTGAGGCGCTGCCCGGAATGATTGAGGTCATGATCAATCCTCACCTCGGGCGGGTCTTTAAGGGAGAGGCGGGAGAGCTTGTCACGAAGAATGGGGATGTGATTACCTATGACATGCTCCGTAAGTGGGCAGTGGAAGATGGAATCTCAGAGTCCTTTATCCGTGAAGAGCTTTTCCAAATGTATGACCGCGTGGGCGAAACATGGGGTGGGGATACATATAAATGGTGGCAGAAACAGATAGCAGACCACGCTAATCTTGTTCAGGAAAGGCAGCGAGTTGGTATGTATGCTGATCTTATCCAACGAGGAGTCCCCCGGGCAGAGGCCGCGAAGAGGACGAAAAGAGCGTTATACGATTGGTCTCATGGAATTGCAGAGTGGGAAGCCCGCTACATTGCGCGAAATATTCCTTTCTGGAGATTCTGGAGGCTCTCCATAGCCCAGATTGCGGACGCGGTTATGGAGCCCCTCGTCCGTCCTACAGGAGAAATCTTTAAGAAGGCGATGTTGGGGAACACAAAACTGGCGAGACTGAGGCAACAGCTACATATTCTGCCTTCTCTCCCTGAGTTCATATACCAAGACAATGTTGATGTAGGAATCACTACAAATGAGAGGGTAAACCTCATTGCTACTCAACTTTACCCAGACTGGATGGAAACCCGCGCCAAACTAGGTGTCCTCCCAATGGATCCAATCAGGAGACAATTCTGGCAGGAGACTTATGACAGGCAATACTCACACGAAGCCATCCTACTCCCTACGATAACGGCACTCGACTCGGCTGATATGATGATCGGGCTAACCTCTGGTCTTGGTTTCTGTCTCGGGCAGATCTTTGAAGCAATGGGAATGAAAGGCCCGAGTAGAAGAGTTGGGGACGCGGAAGCTCGATTCTTCGAGCCAATCTTAGGATCTATGAACCCGATTATCGAGCCCTTCGCGCGGCCAGCCCTTGAGAAATTAGGGGCAGATCTTGACTACTCCTCAGAAGGAGATTTTAGATACCTTAGTCCGACGGACGAGGAGGTTTTCCAGCAATTGAGTAGGCTTCCAATGGTGAGGTCTCAAATGCAGTTCGACCATGAGAGGGGCCAATGGAAAGTTCCGAACTCAGTTTACACAACGTATCGGTTACTTCCTGTTCTTTCTACTCAGGTGGGCGGCTGGGCAGGTGCCATCAATAACCCAGACTGGCAACGAGGAACAACGGCGGGAACACTCATGATGCTCCGAAAACTTACAAGATTCGGAGATGTAAAACCCTTTGATATGAATCAGAGCCTTCAGGGGAGGGTTCGAGATATCCAAGACGAGTGGCGGAATTTCACGGCCGAAATGGGAGACATCCGAGCCCCAATGACGCATGGAAGAGCGCGGGGGAGAACTGATAGAGATTAGAATAACTCGACAAACCATAGGAAAAGTAGTAAGATTCTAATAACTTCTGCGAAGATGCAGGAGCCTCAACTGAAGATAGTCGAGAAGACTCAAGGAGTAGAAATGCCAAACTTAAAGCAGAAACACATAAAGCCCGCCAGAAACGTCCCATATGCTGAGGGAATCCTAGTATATAACGGAACGGGATCTACAATCTCACAGAACACTGTTGTTCGAGTTCTCGCTGGAGCCCTTAATGGTGGCGGCCTAAAAATCACTGCCGCTTCTGCGGCGACGGACGTTGCCGGGGGAAAGGTTCCTCTGTTTGTGACTAAGCATGGAATCCCAACAGGGAAATGGGGAGTTGTTCTTCCTTGGAGCATAGTTTCTGGAGTGAACACTTCTGGCGTTGCGGCAGAAGGTAATGTTGTTTATCTCCAAGATGCTGCGGGCACCTATGGCGCTGCCGCAGGAACAGTTTCTCGGGCCGTTGGAATTTGTATCGTAAAACATGCTTCTACCGGAATCGTTTGGCTCTGCCCGAACCAGTTCAGCTACGAAACAGCATAGATATAGGGGGCCCAAATGTCTGGTTCTACCAGTAAAAAGAAGTGGGTCAGAGTATCCGCGAGTGGCTTGGAGGCGGGGGCTGGAGTGGCAATGACACTCCAAGCTCCGTTCTGCGGGTGGATTCGTCGGGCCCGAGTGGTTGGGCCCGGAGGGTCTAATCTTACCCTGAATGTGTCCGAAACCTTAGCGGGCACAGGAAGCTTTGATATTGTTCTAGCTTATGGTTCGGCTGCAACGCCGATTGATGAAGAAGAGAGTCCGGGGGTGTTTTATGATGTCCCTAAAACGGATCCGAGCAATCCCATGATCGGGACTGTGTATCTCTCTGCAACATCGTCTGTGAACGGAGCCGTGTCTGTCCAGCTCGATATTGAGCCTGCATTTTAGGGGGTAGCAATGCCCCAGATACCGGAAGGCCGTAGGCACTTAGAGGCTCCTGCGAACGATTATTACACGTTGGAGGAGCTTCGTCTTCTTGCAGCGATGCACGAGTATAATCGAGGAGTGGAAAGGTGGACAGACCAGGCGATGCCTTCTGACCCCGGGGGACGCAGAGAGTTTCTCCTACAGAATGGGCCGAGAAACTTAGCAGAAACGGCGATAGTAATCCCGGGCTATGCTTTCCTAACTCCCGACCATGCTCGAGTAATTATGAGGGGGGATACCCTCCATAATGAGCCGGGCCTTCCGGACGTAATGGAAGGCGCTCGTGCAGATCGTCAAGCATTGAGTGTGGCTCCCTTCTTGTATAGGGCGCTAGGAGACGAGCTTTCGGACTCCGGAATTAAGAGACGAGATCAACTAGAAGAATTAAACGAAGATGCTCTCGCTAGGGTTCGGAGCACTCCTCTATATCAGTCCGCCATGAGGTCAGAATTGGCGAGGC